TGGCGCAGCCCCCGCCTTGTGTTACGATATCCCGAATGGTCTCGAGCTGGATGAGCGAAGGCTTGGACGACTTCTTCGGCAGCTTGACTTCGAGGGCAAAGAACATCCCGTCCACACAACCGATGAGGTCAGGAATACCGGCAGGGGTGAATGGACCTCCCCACACCTTAAACCACCAACCGCCGACTTCGCGGCGTAGTGTGTCTTGAATACGTTTTTGGAGTCGTGACTCTGGTTGCTTGGCCATGATACCCTACCTGTAGACAAAAAAAGGGCGAGCCCGAAGGCCCGCCAAGTTCAGGGAGGTTCCGATTAGTCCTCGGCAAGGACCCCGGCTTCCTCAGCCGCGTCGACCACCGCGGACCGCTTCTTGCGCAGCGTCTTGAAGTCGTCCAGGTCAACGTCGAGTTCATGCTCTTCAACGAGCTCCTCGAGTTCATCCTGGTTCATGCCGTTGATATCGTCGGCAGTGACTTCACCGTCGCCGCCTTCGTCACCACCGTCTTCACCGCCTTCGGACAATTCTTCCCAGGCCTCAGCCAGTTCGTCTTCGTCCATATCGGCCAGCTTCTTCTTCAGCGTGTTCACGCGGGAACGAGCGGTGACCTTGATATCCATGGCCTCGGCGAGTGCCTTGATATCGTCATCATCCAGTTCGTCCAGGTCGAAGTCACCGCCTTCTTCACCGCCTTCGTCCTCGCCGCCTTCATCGACCAGGCCCAGGTCTTCGAGAACACCATACAGCTCATCGGCGTCGGCGTCTTCGAGCTCCTTCCGGATCGTGGAAGCGCGCTTGGACTTGATGCCCATGGCCTTACCGATCTTCTTGATATCGGCATCGTCCAGTTCATCGAGGTCCACCTCGTCGCCTTCCTCGCCTCCGGTCTCAGGCAGGTCGCCTTCGGCCGGCCAGAAGTCCTCGGGCTTGATGCGCTTGGAACCGTTGTAGGTGTCAGCGAAGGTCGAGCACATGGCATGCTTGCCGACGAACTCCTCGGCGTATTCGTCCACGTCGAAGTCACCTTCGGGCACCTCGCCCAGGAATGCTTCGAAGAACTCGCGAGTACGCCACAGTGCCGACGGGGACAGGCTGGCGTTGTGGTACATGACCGAGCCTTCGAACTCGCCGGTACCTTCCAGCTTCACGGCATAGTAGGGAGCCGCGTCACCTTCTTCAACGGTACATTCCTTGACGGTGACCAGGTATTCCTGACCGTCGGCAAAGCCCTTGCCAACGCCGTCGAATGAAGCGGTGCGATTTTGTTTCTTGCGTCGTGCCATCAGTTATTCTCCTTTGATGGTTTCGAGGATATCCTCGTAGGTTGGGTCGATAAGGAAGTCCGGTAGCGAGACCTGTTTGGGCTTCCTGAATTTCGTTATATACGAGGCACTAGGCCCCAGTCGAAGACAATACTCTGTCACCTCCTTCTTTACTTCTTTCTTGCGGATTTTGCGCGTCACCTCACGCGACCGGACAAACGTGTGACCGATCACGCTGACGGCAGCGCACAGGTGGCCTTTGGTCGCCGGCGAAAGGCTTGGTCCCACCTCGGGGTCCAGTTCACCGACGTTATCCTCATCCTCGCCCACATTGAACGAGCGCTCCTGGGCAATGAACACCACTTCCAGGTCGAGGTCGCGGAAGTTCGTGATCCAGGTCTTCAGGTAGCCGGACACTTCGCCCCACTCCTGCTTCTTCATCACGCCCCAGTCTGTGGGCTGCTTGCCCATCTTCTCGGCTTTGGCACCAACGATCTCTTCGATCTTCATTTGCTGCCACATGGTCACCGTGTCCATGATAACCGTTTTGTACTTGCCGGCCAGGTCGCCGGACTTCAGGCGCCAGTACATCGCCTCCACGTCATCGGTGCTCTCAACGTCATAGACGTCCAGGCTCTTCACGTCGGAGACGCTATCGTCGCCATCGTCGCGGATGTTGATGAGCGCAACCGGGCCCGGGAACGAAGCAGCCAGTGTGGTCTTACCTGATCCCGAACGACCGTAGAGCGCCCAGGACCGGGGCTTGCCGCCTTGTCCCGCCTTACGAGCCTTGATGTTGTTGGACCGTGTCGTGGTCCGCTGTGTGGACTTGCGAGCGCTCCGGCTCCTTGTAGTCCGACTTGGTTTTCGTGCCATCGGTGTATTCCTTTTCTTTTACGAAGTCGACGTCCAGGCCTTGAAGCAGGGACCGGCAAAGAGGTTCATAATCACACCACGAGCAGTGCTTGTCAATGTTCATATCCGAGCATTTCCCGTGTCCGTCGATCATTTCTCTGACCGAGGCTTCAAAGTCCTCAAACACCATGTCCGTCACTGCGCGATTGACCGGCGCATGGACTCGGTGGTAGTACTGGCTGCGGTTCTTCTCAGCCATTGCCATGAGGGCATCGGTGTTACCCGGATCACCCTCGTGCTCGTCAATCACACGCTGGACCTTAGCCGGCAGTGTGTCGATCTTCTTGGTGCTCAGCGTCCCGTCCTTCAACACGCCAGGAACCGCGGGAGGCTTCGATTTGATGTAGTCCCACAGGAGGCCGTCGAGAGGTTGCCAGCCCAGAATATCATTGGCGCGGATATACGTTGCGCCTTGGAGGTTGCGCCAACGGTCATCATCGTTGGGCTTGCGAGTGTATGTCTTGTGCTCACCCAGCCAGCGAAGCTTGTTGGAGCTGACTGCCAGGTTGTCGATCTTGCCGTTCCAGATCACGCCGGGGAACAACTCAATCTCGAAGTGGTGCTCAGCGCCGCGGCGTTTCTTGCGAACGTACCGCAGGTCTTCATCCCATTCCCAGAACTCGAGGTAGTCGGCAATAATGTCCTCACAGTCCTCGAGGATATCGCCGTACTCCTCGCGCTCCTGAGCGAACAACCGCATGGCTGACACGTCATCGCGCAACCCGTCGAAGTACTCCTGTGGGTCATCACCATTGCAGTGCATTTCCAGGGCTTCGTGGATCATCGTGCCAAATTGCAACGGCCGAGACTTGCGCTTCTTCCGGAGCTTCTGCACATACTTGAAGTCGTAGGCACGGTGGCACCTGCGCCACGTCTTGACCTTTGACTGGGAGACCTTGAATACGTTACTCATGCTGCTTCCTTCCATTGTTCTGCTATGTCGGCTACCGGGAACTTGTCGAGCAAGTCACCCACAGATAGCTTGTGAATGTCGGCGACCTTCTGCGCCTTCTCGATGCTGATTGATTTGCCCCAAGGACCGAGGTCACCATCCGCTTCGATGGGAACGGACATGACAATCTCGAAGTCATCCATCAGGTCGGGCCAACGCATAATCTCAAGCATGCGGTTGTAGACTTCCTCGACCATGTCATTCCGGACCCGGAAGAGCACAGCATCGTGAACAGTACCGCATATCTTGACAACGCTTCGACCATACTCCTTGCGCAGCTGTATCGCAGCCATGAGGTTAATCTCGTTAGCGAACGATTGCACAGGCGAGTTGATCGCTTGGCGCTCTGCTGCTTTGCGCTCGGGCGTTGCCTCAGCCTGCTTGGCCTCAGGCAGTCGACGTTTACGACCGGACAGCGATTTGACGTAGCCGTGGCGCCGCGCATAGCGTTTCTGACGCTTGTGCCAGGAGTCGAGGTCGGAGTACTTGTCGAAGAAACCTTCCCGCGATGCCTCGGCTTCCTCATCGGTGATGTTGACGCCATAGCTGTCACGAGCGTAGTCCTTGAACTTCTTCCACCACATGCCGTAGAGGTAACCGAAGTTCACCGCCTTCGCTTTCTTGCGATACTCCTTCCATTCCCTGTTGACCTCTTCGGCAGCACTGTGGCCGGCTTTGAGCAGGACCTCGATGGCGTCGGGATAGGACATATCGTTCTTCTTGGCAATCTGACACGCAGTGCCGATCACCAGGTCTTTCAATCCGCCGCCTCGTTCAATCTCACTGAGAGCTGTCATCCAATGCACGTCAATGCCGTTGATAAAGGCGTGGGTCATTGCGCGCTCACGAGCGAGCTCGGCAGCAATCCTCAGTTCCGCCTGTGACAGGTCACACTGAATGAGTGTCCAACCCTTTTCGGCTGATATGAGACTGCGGATGCGCGGGTCGCGGGGAACCTGTTGCAAGTTCGGATGCTCGCAAGATAGGCGCCCCGTGACAGTGCCGTGTAGCTTGAAGGAGGGGTGCAGGTAGTACCCGCGGGACTGTTTGTGAAGGAAAGGCTTCCACCCGTCAATGAAGAAAGACAGCTGCTGCTTTGCCGCACGGAAGCGAAGAAGCGCCTCAGTGCAGGGATGATCGAGTCTCTTAATAACCGACTCAGACGTTGAATAGCCTCCAGCAGCGGTTTTATCCAGGGGCTTGATCCCGAGGTGATCGAACAGCAACCACCGAAGTTGGTCAGTGGAACCCCAGTTAAATCGGGTGGGGTCATTCTTGCGTCGAGCATCCTTGAAGTAGTATGTGGTCCCGTCCTTCTTGACATAGTGATCTGGCTCCCATTCTTCGAGTTCAGCAAGTGCCTTGTCATACTGGTCGCGAAGGACCTCCTCAGCTTCACCGAACTGGTCAATGTCTATGAAGACACCGTCATACTCAATCTCGACGAAGAGGTTGGAACACGGCATCATAATCTTGGTGAACACCCGCTTAACCTCGGGGTCTTCGTTCAGCATCTTCCCGAACACGTAGCGAAGCTTCCGGGTATAGAAGACGTCATGGGCCAGATACTTGCAGTGCTTGTTGAGCGGTACGTTGATGCCCTGCTTCTCGGTGTTGTCGATCTCCCAGTCCGGAGCACCGCAGAACACCTGTGCCAGATACTTCAAACCGTGACGCGAGTTCTCGTCAAGCAGGAAGTGCGCCAGCATCGTGTCGAAGTCGTTCTCCCACTGAATGCCCAAGTGAACCCATGTCCACAGGAGGTCAAATTTGCCATTGTGGGTGATGAGGAAGATATCGTCGCGTTGGTCGTTCACGCGGTCCATTATCTCTTCGACTTCTTCCTGCGTCCAAGGAGACTGTGGGTGGTTGACGGGCAGACACCACTGGTTGCGCTTTGTCCCGAAGCCCACACTGACGATCTTGGGTTCCTTGTCAGGTATCCACTGCGACAGCTTCTCATCGTAGGTCTGAGTGCGCCAGGGGTAGAGCTGCGTCGTTTCGATATCGTAGGAGACGGCGCCGTGCAAGTCGGCCAGCATGTCCTCAACGTCATCCTCGGACGAAACGATCCGAAAGTTCAGTTCCTCCTCCTCAGGGATGCCGCCGAACTTGACCATGTCATCAAGGAACTTCAAGTCAGCCTGGAACAGAACCGCCTGCTTTTCATCGTGGCGTAGAATGCCCGGGTTATTCATGGGCAGGTAGAGCCGACCGTCCTGCTTGATCGGCTTACCGCGCATTTTGCTAATGCCCGCCTTACCCGTGACAACTTGTAGGGGCGTGTTGCCCACTATCACCACATACTTGTAACCCGCGAGTGATGCCAACACATCATCGCGAGCATGCTTGATCTCTGTCTTTGTGGCTGCCTTGCCGTTTTTGGGATCGCCGTCGAGCACAGACAGCCGGGTGACCTTGTACTTGCGCTCGAGCGGCTCCATAATGTGTTCGATGGCATCAAAGGTTCTGACGCAATCATCCGGAGACTCGGTGACAATGGCGACCTTTTCGAGTTGCTTCCGGGTTCTACGTTTCAATGTCCACGAGCTCCTTTGTGTTCCAGTCCATTATATACCCGGCAGGAAGCACTCTGTAAATGCCAATCCTCTCGTCAATCAGGTGGTCATTGATGCGGTAGGGGGTACCAAAGAACACCCGACGAACCACTTCGGCTTCGCGTATCTTCTGGAAGCAGGTGGCACAGGGACTGTCAGTCACATAGAGGTCCAAGGGCCCGTCGTCGTGGTAGTTCAGTGTGGGCAGGTGTCGAAGCGCGTTGTCCTCGGCATGGATCGTTTCGTGGCAGTGGTGTTTTCCCGGGCAGTCGTTGCCGGCACAGTGGGATGCCCCGGAAGGCACCCCGTTGTAGCCGATGCTGACGATACGGCGGTCTTGAACGATCACTGCCCCGACGTTGAGACGCATACAAGTCGAACGCTTGGCCACAACCTGAGCAATCTCCATGAACATCTGGGGGCGTGTCGGTCTCATCCTGTGAACCCCACTTGCTTGAAGCAGTTCTGCATCCACTGCGCCTGAGCATAGGCGTCATCGCCTGCGCTGTGCTTCGTGATCGCCGGAGGCTTGACAGCATGAGGAGCCAGCATCGCCATTGTGCGAGTGTCGCGAGGACTGCGATAGTGGAACACGTTGTCACCCAGCAGGTCCTTCAGGATCGCCATGTCGAAGTGCGGTCCATGTGACCAGACGTGCTCAACGCCCTGCTCCTGTGTCACCATCCGGAGACGAGTTGCCAGGTCCTCGACCGTCGTGTCAATCACGGGATCAAAGACCCGCTCACGAGCAATCTGTGGCTGGTCGACCATCCACCACTTCAACGTGCTAGCGCTGATTGTGCGGCCCATGTCAATCTGCTCCTGGATGCTCGGGAACAGTTCCTCCGGCTTGCCGATGCTTTCCGCGTCGAACAGGCACCAGCCGACCTGGGTGACCACGGCTGTGTTCATGGTGTCCAGGGTTTCAATGTCAATCATCATGTGGTTCATCAGAACGACTCCGAGAAGTAGAGGATAGCCGTGCCGATCAGCACAGCCAAAGTGAGCACGACCACGAAGATGGCCGAGCGGCGAATGCCATAACCCACAGGAACGCTGTCGCGCTCAAAGGGGTGTGACGTCTCAATGGTGACCGGCGGGTGGCTGCGGCTCAACACATGCAACCAGACGTAGCCCTGCCAGAGGCACATCAGACGTTCCTTCCACGTCATGCGCCACTTCGATATCAGGGCGGGGTGTTGGCCGTCGGTCCAGATGGGCAAGGCATACACCTCGTCCTCCATACCTTCGGGAGCCCCCAACTTGGTCACGGACTCTGGGAAATCGGTACCCTTCATTTGGGACCCTCCTTCTGCATTTGCACCATGTCATTGGCGAAGACGTGCAGACTGGTGCAGTGCATCGTGAACGTCCCCGGGACCACGTCGGCCCATGTGTCGTCAATCACTCGGCAGGAGTCAAGGACCCACAGGAGCAACCGAATGGTGAGATAGATATCGTCTGGCATATGCCGGAAGAAATCACAGGACCGGAGTGGATAGTATACGTGAAGTCGACCACCCCTAACCCAAAATTGATATCCCAGCGAGCAGGGCTTCCGGCCACCCACGACATTCCCGACATCTTCAGGATGGAAAATGGGAAACCACTCTTGGCGAGAGAGCGGATTGGCGGCGAGAGAGCGGATGAGGTCATTGAGATCACCGTAGGCGTTACGGATACCTTGGTGAGCTTCCATCGGAAGACGGGCGTCGCCATAGGCGAGACGTTCGGCCTTCCACTCATCAGCATCCTTTGTGGGAAGTTCGGGGCGACCAGCATGCTTCGGCCAGTAACGCTCCATGTAGTTGTGGTTGAACATACCACCTTCGCGGAACGTGTCAGCCGACTTGCCCCAAGGCCAATTCTCCCACTCAACGCCGGGATTGATCGGTGCACCGCATATCCGCTCCATGAAGTGATCGTCAGCCCAGGGCAGGTTCGGAGCAACGTCATCGCGCCAGTGCTGCAAGTCCTCGACGCCACGCAAGTCATGCGTGAAGGTGTAGTTCATCAGCTCGTGGCTCACCATCTCAGGACGCTGGCTGATATCGACGCCCTGCCATCGCTCGGTATGAACCCGGTGCGATTGCGACAGGAACAGGTTCCACGTATGCTGGCGGATGCGTGTGAACGTGTCCCGGCCGCTCAGGTAGTTGAACGGCATGATCTGGTCAGTCATCGGCTAGCTCCTGCTCGACTTCTTTATCACCGTTCAGCTCAGCACGGATACGGTCGGCAATGTTGCGGAACTCCTGGCGGCTGATTGTCCCCGCCCATTCGTTGTGCTCAGCCTTGAGCAGGCGGCGCAGCTGAGAGTCCTTGTCGACCACCTCAGCCAGGAGCGCTTCCTCCTTTGTCTCGGGAGGCGGCGGTGCCTGTTTGTTTTCGGGTGCGGGGTTTTTGGGTTTACGAGCCATCAGTCGTCTCCTTCGTCTGGGTCAACATAGTCACTGGACATTCCTGGGTGGTTATCGCCCACATATTCCGTGAGCTCTTCCTTCACGTCGGGATCAATGAGCTGCTGGAACATATCGTGGACGCGCATGCCTTGGGCATACTTCTGGATACCCCTGTGGTATTCAGGGATGAGATAGCGCGCTGTCCATTTGACGCACCACTCCCAGAATTTCGGATCGACTTCCTCGATGTTCTCCAGGGCTTGGACCGGGTCATCGAGGTTGGGAGCCAACGTGGCAAAGTACATGGGGTGCACTGTGACGTTGGCGAAGAACATGGTGAGCCGCGTCATGGCTTTGGTATCGAAGGGCGCCAACAGCTCATCACGTATGAACACCAGGTCCGCTGGGAATTTCTTGAAGACCTCGGTTGTTCGGTAGTAGGCATGGGCCTCAGTGGTGTGGTCACCGTGGTAGGTGAGGCTCATGGATTGGATACAGGGCGTCATCACGGACGCTCGCTTCGATCCTTTGTTGGGGTCGGACTTTGTCGTGTGGCCCGAGCAAGTGAACGAGACACTGCCATACTTACGCTGCTTGAGGCGCTTCTCCCATAGGGGTACCACAGCATCGCGTGACTCCTCGACCAGATACAGTCTCCGGAGCATGGACATCTTGGATTTGGTGTATCCAATGTCTGGCATGTGCAAGTCATCTTCAATCTCCGTGAAGGTGCGGGTCACATTGCCGACAATCTTCCGAGCACCCGAATACTCGTCAGCGGGGTGTGCCATCATGTCGAGGCAGAAGTTGATCCATTCACCCCGCATTGAGTTGTCTCCGGATATCTTCGAGGACAGCCGTGAAGTCGGCAGCTGCTTTGAACAGTTGCTTCTTCTGCTCCCACTGCGGGTCTTTTTGCATGGCGGCAAAGATCTCAGGATCAATGGCATTCCCCGCACCCTCGAACAGCCCAGAGGCCTCGACGAGGTATTGCCAGTCGAAAGTACCAAGAAGCTGCATCGCACTTTTGACGCAGCCCATAGCCATCTCGAAGTCCTCGGGGGTTTCAATCTTTTTTGGTTCTGTCATAGGACTCTCCTTTTAGGCACTGTATCAAATCCGAAGACTTGACACAATGCCAATTGTCTCACGCCCGGTCGCCGTGGGTTTCGTGGATATCATTGCACTCGACCAGGTCGCTGAACTCGGGAGCCTCCCAACCTGCGGGCTTCACCACGTCGAGTGAGGAACCGCGTTTGCTGTCACTCCCGTCCAGATCAGCCCGGACCTTTTGCATGTTCGCCTCATGCACCCGACGCCAGGCCTCGGCGAACACCTCGTGGAACCCGTGGAGGTATGCGGTACCGAACAGGACATAGGCCAGGTCGACCAAACCATCGAGTGCTTTCTCGAGCTGCACCGTGTACTCAGCCTGGTCCCGGTCAAGCAGGGGACGTGTGGTTTCTTGGAACGCAGCCTGCTGAGCCCACAACCACTCCTCGAGTTCTTCACGCAGGAACTTCTTCCGGAACTCCTCGGTCTCTTTGTCGAGAGCGCCCATCGGGTGCTGAGCCGGCAGGTCGAACTTGGTGTGGAACTCGACGATATCGCCTATGGGATCAAAGACACCATCTTCCCATTCGCCGATCTGCTTAAAGCGACCATCGAAGAACTCGAGGTGTGGACGCACCCAGACACGCTCGCCTTTCGGGTGGTCCGTGTAGACGGCGACTGCGCTCATGTCAGCCTCCATGTTGCCCGCGGCAATCAGTCGGTAGACACCGCCCGACTTCTCGTGAAGATAGAGCTTATGTTTCATTGCAGAACTCCTTGCAAAGGTTGATGAGGTTTTGGGTGGCTTTCTCGGGATCACCGCTGGGAGACCCAACGTCGAACCAGAATTGAGGAGGCACGTGGACAAATGCCCACTTGCGGTAGGCGTCGCGGATCGCTTGGTCGTTGGCGTCGATCATGGCCAGGTGTTCTTCGGTGTCGTAGTCTTTGACCTGATGGTCACCCGGTGCAAGACCATGGCAATAGATGATGAGGGGCTTGCTGCGATACAGGTGGTCGATCAGTTCCTGTGGGATCACTGTCGCGTCATCGCGGAAGCTCCCATAAATGGGTTGCGATATGATCGGGTGACGATCAAACAAACGATTGTCCATCCGGAGATAGCGCCACGCTCGTTCGACAATCTCGCCCGGATGTTGTTCGGGACCTGCGCCGGGTTGAACGGCTAAAGGCACGTGCTGCGCTATACGTTGCACGAGCGTTGATTTACCGGACCCGTCGGGCCCTTCGATGATGATATTCATGGGTCAGTTTTTCCTAGTTGACGAGAACACTTGAACAGCTTAATGTCAAAGTTCACGACTGTCAATCCCGGAAATCCGTCTCATGGAAAACCACATATCAGAAGAAGACGCCCTGGAACGCCTTCGTTCATTATGCGAAGAGGCGGGTGGCGTTAAAGCTTTCGCCGAGAAGGTGGGCGTAACCATAAGCGCTGTCTCACACCAACTACATGGCAATCGACCTATACAGGGGAAGGTCGCAGAGCACATGGGTCTGACAGTACACCGCGAAACAACAATCTCCTATAAGAAAGTATCAGCATGAAGAGGGACCCCGTCAGTGCCATCGTCACAATGCTTCGAAGATCACCAGGTGACTACTTCTGCATATCCGTCAAGAACCCAGCGAAAGCTCCTCCCGGGAATTGGAAGGACCACTTCTTCAAACGAAGTGAGCTGAGGAAGATACCCGCTTTTGTCAAGAGACAGAAGGGCAAGGATGTTTACTTCTGCCCCCACGGGTTCACCCGACCGGAACGCAAGAAACAGTACGCCGTCAACCCACACCTTGGCTTCGCTGACCTCGACGAGTGCAAGTACAAGGAACTGCCCCTCAAACCAACCATCCTCATTCAATCTTCACCCGGACGCTTTGTCGGTTTCTGGTATACAGATGATGCCATGTCTGAGGAACTCAATCGTCGCCTGACTTATTTTGTGGATGCCGACCCCTCGGGATGGGACTTGACCCAGGTACTACGACTCCCGGGCACTCGCAATCATAAGTACGACGAGAAGCCGCTTGTCAAGTATATGTGGACTGACGGACCGCGATACGAGATAAAGCGCCTGGAGAAAATGATCCCCGAAGTCGAGACGGATGACGGCCGTCAAGCAGGGGGCGAGGCCCAGGACATTTACGAGGAGTACGAGAAAGATATGTCTCGTCAACTCCGCAAAGACCTTACCAACCCACAGGTGACACAGGGCAAACGCTCGGAAGTCCTGTGGCGTATGATCCATGAACTCGTGGAGATCGGTGCCACGAAGGAGGAGGTCTTCACACTCATCTGGGACAACGACTGGAACAAGTTCCATGACCGTCGAGGTGGTGAGCGTTTGTTGGAGCGTCAAATCGACAAGGCTTTGGGCGAGCACGTGGGTGGCTCGAAGAAGCTGTCGTCTAAGAAGACCAAACTCAAAAGCAAGCGTGACCGCAAAGCCGATGAGAAGAAAGGTGACAGCTTCTTCAACCTGATACCGATGACCGACGTTGAGGCCGAGAACCCCGACTGGTTGGTGCCCGGTATGATCGCTCGGGGAGAGACCACGATCATCGAAGGCGACCCCGGCGTTGGTAAGTCCTACTTCCTCATGTGGATGTGTGTTCAGCTGTGCGATGGGAAGTATGTGCCATGGGATGAGCGGAAGGGGAGGCCCAAGCCGATCAAGGTGGCATACTGTGACACGGAGAACGCCATGGGCGTGGTCACGAAGTCACGCCTGGTGGACAACGGGTTGAAGAACTTTGGCAACTACTTCCAAATCCAAGACTCATTTTCCTTGCAGGACGAGGATGCCGTTGACGCAATCGAGGAGGAGCTCATTAGGCGCCAGGGCATTGACATGCTGGTGATTGACCCGGTCACTCCCTACCTCGGTGCAGCGGACAGCAATAACGCCAAGGAGGTTCGTCAAACGCTCGACGAGATCAACGCGCTGGCCAAGGAGTATGGGATTGCTGTCGTTATCGTGCGACACCTGAACAAGTCCAAGAACGTCAAGGCGCTCTATGCAGGCGGAGGATCAATCGGTTTCTCGGGTCTTGCTCGTGTCGTAGCAACTGTGGGCTGGCATCCTGAGGAACCGAACACCCGAGTCGTTGCCTGCACGAAGAACAACCTGTCCATGCCATTCGGCTCACTGGGCTATTCAATCGAACCTCTGCCCGACTTGATCGACCGAACGAACCGATCCGAACTTATCTATGAGGGTCACGTTGACTACACGTCGGACGATATCATCGGAACCGAGAACGTCAAGGATGACAACTCCAAGGACATTGCCGCTGACCTTATCAGGGAACGCATGAATGAGGAAGGCGAGGAGATCAACTACCACAGCTTGCTTGCTGCTGCGGATACACGGTCAATCTCTGAGAGGTCGCTCAAAAAAGCCGCGGCGGAATTAGGACTACGTCGACTAACCCGAGGCCGCGGCAAATCAAGGGAAACGCTGTTAGTCCCTCAACGCTCGTCTGATGAGTAGTTCTCCTTGGACCACTGACCTACGATCAGACCATCTTTACGATTGATGATGGTGGGTGACCAACCCGCCTTTTTATAGACCCGCAGCATCGCGGGATAAAAGACACCCACAAAAGATGTGAGGTGAGGGTGCGAGTAAAGCCAGTCAGCGCCTGCGTTGAACAGGTCGACTGCGACACCTGCCTCCCAAGGATCAACACAGAAGCGCGTCACCTCGACTGAGGTCGCTGCATCCTCGATCATATCACGCGAAAACAAGCCAGGAAACGCTTCGACTGTCATGCACGAGGATGACACAGGAAGCAAGCGCATAGACGCCTTGTGACGCGCCTGCTCGTCGCTCAGGATCAAGTATTGAGCAGCGTCTGTGTCGTATTGATCGACCTCCCAGCCTGCCTCAGTGACTGTGACGTCCCAACCAAGGCGTTCCTTGAACATACGACGGCGAGCCTGGTACATCCCATCTAAAAGTGGGGTAGTCCATTCAT